GGACCTCCATAACCTGTTGTTGCACCGCCATCATCTCTTTTTCGACCTCTTCACGGGCTTTTAGGGCTATATGTTCGCACAGATGCCCTTGTAAAGCTGCAAAAATGGGTGGAGTTGACCCTGGTATGGGTGTTTTCATAAATATGATGTGCGCCGTCATATGTGCGTCGTGATCTTGACCGGGAAATGCCTTCAACGGCTGCATATTTACAGAAGCTGCATTTTCAGTAGCCGGATCTACTGGTTGAGGCGGCTGGGGAGCAGGCAACAAAGCCTCAATGTTATGCACGCCTATCGCTTCGTATATTCTACGAAAAGCCTCATATAAATTGTGCATTTGAGGATTGCTTTGTGCAAGCTGAAGCTGTGTCTGGGCTAACGCCAACCTCTGAGACATAGAAAAGATATTAGGATCAGAAACTGGAATTATATCAACACGCTCGTCAAAATCCATCTGCTTGATCGACGCTTCTGCGCCATAAACATTATAGGGGTACATCGGAGGAAGTGATTCAGCGAACACACGAGCCAGCATCCTGAACTCTTGTTTCTGCGCATAATGCAGTCTTTTGTGGATGGCTGACATCACTTTGGAACCGCGCTCTAACAGAGCAACAGTTGTTCCTACAGCCGCTTGCTGGTTGCCATCGCCAACCTGCATGTCTGTAATCGCGGCAAAGCGACGACCTGCATCCACTACAAAACCAAGAAGCGACATCAACGTCTGACTTGGCTCCTTGTAAGGAAGCGGCATAATACTTTCTCTAAGAGCCCCACCGGGAACATCAATGTCCCTAAATTCTCCCGGAGATAACGGCTCGTCAGAGTCACGGATTCTAATACCACGGGCTTTAAACCCTGCTGGTAAATTAGAAAGAGTACCGGCGTCTATTAATTGTCGTAAGATAGAAGTTGCAGATCGACCCAAGCCGCCAATCATATGAAGAAGGCCAAAACCATAGAAGCCAAGACCTGGCAAAAACTTAAAATGAGTAAAGTACTCTATCTTACGATAGAGATCATCACCTTCAACCCAGTTACGACGAATTGATAAGATTTTTGAACTTCCCTCATCAATGGTAATAATATACGGAAGTTTAATTCCCGTCTGTTCTCCATCAATTGGATTGAGGTGCTCAAAACCAACCAAATCAAGATCTGTGTGAACTTCTAATATTGTACAGTCCTGTTCATCAGCGGTTGTTTTCTCAACACCCATAAGACGCCGTTCTTTCTCACGAATTTCGTCTTGCTGATCATAAGGCTCTAGATCAACGTCTCGATAAAAGCCTCCTGCCTGTTGTTTCCGTATATCATTCGAGTTCATGCGGATTACGTGAGTAACCCGTGACGAGCTTTGCAAATCTGTAGCGTTGTATGGAACAAGAAGATCATCTGCCGGAACAAATCTGGAAACAGCCCTGTCCAGCATGTCGTCAAAATAAACTTTTTTAAACGCACTACCAGCAAGCGGTAAGTAAAAGAGCAGACGATCCATCTCAGGATCATACTCATCCATTTTGTGTACTATCTGGTAGTTCATAAACTCCTGGACACGTTGCGCTTGTGACTGAACTTCTGGAGTAGCCGCGCCCACAACCTGCGTTCTTACTGGGCCGGAGCTTGGAAGAAGTTCCTTGTACGCCTGCGCTTGAAACTGCGTTACAGCTTCCGCAATAACCGGGTGCGTCACACCGCTCGAACCTCTGAAAGGTTCTTCTCTCTCTTCGTACCTGATCCCCAGAAGATTTAAACCTTCCGTGTAAGCGTCTTCCCATTCTTGTCGACTGCTTTTGTCGTCTTCATAATATCCCAACAAGTCGGAAGAGATATCCATAAGAACACGTTCATCAAGGACTTCGGCAAGGTTTGCGTCAGGGTCGGTTTCTACATCCTGACGAACCATTTCTTCAAGCTGCCCCATAAGAACTGATCCGTCCTCTTGGGGTATTATATCCCCCAAAAGACCACCGAAATCTAAATCTTCACCGTCATCCTCAATAGTAACGTCTTGGCCCTCCTCAAGAGGCTCGCCTGAAGCAGGCATCGAATCCGTAATAAGAGAAGTTGGTTCTCTAGCCATAATTAATTCCTTGTTTTCTCAGGTTTTGGTCTTGGGGCCAGTGCTTTTTCATAATAAATTATAATCTGCTTTTGCTGCTCAACATACCGTTTTATTTCTGCCATATTAAGAGCCAACGTTTCATAATCTCTGACACTGATTGCATAAAACAGGAAGCTGCCATTTTGTTTTGTGTATCGTTCCTTAAATTTAGCGAAGTTTTGATCCGTGACAACAAACCAGGTAATATCGTTTAGATCAAGCTGACGAGGTCGATTTTGCGTAGGAATTACGCGGTCTACCTCAACTGTCTTGACTTCAATACGCTTTAATGCGTCCCAGCCGCTACAACTACTCAGAAGCGGGGACAGCAGTAAGGCGCTTAAAACTATCCAATAATTTTTTCGTACCACGGTTTATCTTCTTTTCCACCAATTTCGGTTTCTGCTGACTCAATCGAGTAAGATTATGTTTTCGTAACTTCCCAATCAGTTTGTTCCTGTAACTCTCTGCCTTCTGTAACTTAACGCCAAGGTCTTTGTTCAGCTTCCTAAACTTTTTAGCATCTCTAACAAGCGTTTTTATCGTCTTGTCTTGCGCTTCTTTTGCCTGTTCTAGTTTGACAGTGTTTTCGGTCAGTATCTTGATCTTGTTCTGCGTATCCTGGTAATAATAATACCCACCATAAACAGAGCCGCCCACAAGACCAAGGACGATAACCAGAAGGTAGATTTTGAGCATCTATCTCTCCAGACTACTGTTGGACTGGTAAACTTACAGGGTGCTGATAGCAGGCTTCCGGGTTACCTTGCCCTGCTTCTGTTAGGAATGTTGTGGCGGCGGGAACTTGTCCCATGGGGCAACGACAGATCGCAATGCCGTCAGGGCCAACCTTACAGTTAAAACTAAAGCAATTGCTCGCCTCATACCCCTGATTCAAACTTGCGTCACATCGCTGTGCCACGGCTTTCATCTTCTCGGGGAGCCTGCTGAACCCACTCGCCTCTTGCCGGTAGTACTTTTTAGGGGCGAACAAACTCCACACATGCTCGCTATCCGTCGGAGCACACGACCCCTGCATGTTTCCCATGCTGGTGTCCGCAATGGCTTCGCCGTCTAGGATCGGGCACTTGCAGACAACCTCCGGGTACGTCTTGCCGTCATTCGTGGAAATCATCTTCCCCGTCGGCTGACAAGTCGAAGCCGCGCAAAGCGCGTACTTACCCTGACACAACGTCACACCAGCCTGCGCCGATGAACTGAAGACGAATGTTGCAAACAATATGGCTAATAACTTCACCGCTATATCTCCCGTCAAAGTTCAAACAGAGTGCTATCTTCATTTACCTTTAGACATGTAGGCCGTCATGCCCATGTAGGCTCCGACAACGCCAGCCTGGCCAATATAAAACAGACCGAACAAATCCGATAGAGCCTTAATTCTACCGTCGGGAAAAATAGGCAGAAACACGGCAAGCGTAAAGAACAACATTGATCCCATCGCCACCCACGCCATCTGTCTTTGCGCATCAGCCTTCTCATGTTTCGCCAAGGCTTCAGACGCCGCCAACTCTGCATCGCTGACAATGCCGTCGCCATCCAGGTCAAGTTCGTCGAACGCGCTGTCTTTCTCCAGTTTCTTTTGTTTTGCCATGTCTAACCCTCCGCAAAAGCCTCATCGATCTCATTGATCCGCCATTCCAGAACATGGACTGCCGTACGCAATGTTCCGGTCTCTGTAGGCTGATATTGATCCTTTAGTATCTCAACCTCCAAGAGTAGAGATTTCTTATGCTCGTTTGCTTCTTCGAAAGTCATGGGTCACCTCTTCAAAAGTGGATTGTTTAAGGCGTCGCGCAGCTTCTTGTCCTGCCTTTTTTCGAACACATTCAGTTTGGCATCGATACCGTTGATCTTAGAATCAAACCTTGTGGTTGCAGATTCTGTAATATCGCGCATGTTCTTTTCGGATTGTCGGGTTGAGGCTGTGACGCTGTTAACCTTGGCGTCAAATCTTTCATTTGCGCTAGACACAATACTGCGTATCGTCTTTTCCCCCTGCCGAAGAGCAGATCTCGTCTCAGAATCAAGGGTTCTGGAACGTTTATCTACGGCAGAGATAGCCGTCTCAAGAGACGCCGCGTCAGATCGCGTGTCTTGTCGCGTATCACGTACAATTTCCTGCACTTCGAGAACTCTAGTCCGTACGGACGCCATTTCCTTGGTCACAACGCCCATTGTTTTACGCATAAGGGCTAGTTTCTTATCAAAACCGCTCATATCGGGGGCCCTATAGGAAGAAATCTGCTTTTTCATGTCCATATAGTCTTTGTAAACCTCAAAAGCGCCGTATAAACCACCTACAAACGTCGATAGGCCCATGACCACAGCAAGCATCTTGCCGCCTTTGAACTTTACACCGCCAACTTCGACCTCAGTCATCTTTTATCAACTTTTTTAAACGATTTTCTATTATGGGTAACAAACGAATACCACAATACCCTATGACAAAAGCCATAGCTGGACCCCAAGTCATATCAAGTGTAAAATGCTTCATAATAGGCGGAATAAACCATTCTGCCGCGATAATTCCGACAACAATTGCAATCCCGACATCTTTCAGCCCCATCCAGTCAAACTGCTTCTTGACGAGCACGTTCACTGAGCCTCCCACCGAGGAGCTTATGATGCAACAAAGCTTGGCTCCGAGCGTTTGGATTAAATATTCCATCTATCTTCTCCATTGACTTTCAACAAGTGCATTATGCAACCCGTTCGATTGTCCGAAAACTTGATAGTTTGTCATGCGATCAACCATCGAAGGGCCGTCAGGAACAGAAGAGTCTTTAAAAAACTTAGCTGTGTCTGGAAGAGCAGAGGCTTTAAACAAGCCTCTATTATTTGCAATCATACCCATAGCGACCAATGTAATAGTTTGAGCGTTGTTCCCATACTTTTGGCTAGGAGCAATATTATCCACAACAGCTTGGGCCGCAACCGCTGGGGTTACAGGAACCGCAACGGGGGCTACCGAAGCAGTTGCACTAGAAGCCGTTTTTCTTTGTGCTTTAGCTTTCTGAGGTTTTGCTTTGGCAACTGTTTTGGTGGCAGGTGCTGGTTCTGTTGTTTCAGAAGGTTCTACAACGGCGGTTTCGGTTGTTTCAGCGGCTACAGGTTGAGGAGCCATGGCCGTTTCTATCTGTGCTTCCGCTTGAGTCTCCTCTGCCTGCTGGGTTTCAGTTTGTTGAGCCACCGGAGCAATTGTAGGAGCAGCCACCGCAGTTTCAACAACTGGAGTACTCATTGTTGTTTCTGTTGGGGGAGTTGTATCTACAGGGGCCGTGACTACAGGAGCAGAAGTAGATGGAGTATCTACTGGAGTTGTTGAAGCCGCACTTGTATATGTCTGGAAAACAGGAATAGTAGTTGCGACTGTAGTTATAGAAACTGGGGGGACGCCCGTTCCTCCCGTCGCGGCATCCATTATCGTCGTTTCTGTCGCTGTTTGTATAACGTCTGTTATCAGGGTGGTCGTGTCTTCTGTTACCAAAGCTGTCTGGTAGTCTATCGTCAAGCTCGGATCAGAAAACTGCGGTCCGTAGTAACCTGTAGGATATCCGGCATCGATGCCATACAGCTCAAAAATCCCTGTAAGAACACCATAACTATTTGTTCCAACGGCATCTGCGTATGTGAAGTCTTTTAAACCACTCCAGGTTAACTCTTCTGAGTGCACAAAAGTCTCAACCGTTGTACCGTCATCCTTCAGCGTAATCGTAAGCTTAAACACATCTCGGCAATCTCCAGATTGCAAAAGGCCATTTGCACAAGACTGTAGTGTGCTGTTTGAAGAATGGCTGTTGATAGTCACACCACTGTTAATTGTAAAACCCTGATTCAACTCTGCTTCAGTTAGGGGCACGTCAAAGGTCGATGTATAAGTGCCTCCACCTTCTGTAGTACCGCTGGTGCAGTATTTTCCTTGGCTACAGCCGTACCCAGTGCCTACAGAAGTTCCGCCGGAGGCAGTCATATCGCCCATACTTGACGTTAGATTTGAAGTCGTCAAATCTTCCGCCTTGACGATGCCGTGCATAACAAAAATTCCTATACAAAGTAAGGCGAAATAAAGAACAAAGAGTGCAGAGGAAATAATCTTCATTAGTCCACTCCTTCTTCAGCTTTTCGCCTTTCTTCTTCGGCCTTTTCTTCGGCTTCTTGCTTTTCTAATTCTTCTTTCGCCGCTTTCTCAATCGCATCAGCCCGTATTTTTGTGCCTTCCGGGGATGCCGTGGGATTTTTTAACCATGCTTGTTTTGCCTGCGTTCCTATCATTCCTTCAAAAGGGCACGGAGTCCCTGCGGCCATCATTGCATTAAAAACTCTTTTGTCCTGACAAAGCAAGGAAACACCAGCGACTTTTAAACCCATGCCATAGAGACTGCGAGCCAGCTTCAACCGCTCACAATTCTTGTCCCTGAAAGTAGTACCAACCGCCGCACCAAATACAGAAGTCTGAACGGCAGAACTCATTCCGCTCACACAAACATCAGAGTTATTAACAATAACGGATGGCGCAGATGCTGTAGACGGGGTCTTGTCAATCACCGTACTTCCAGTTGTATTACTGGATACTGTGTTACTGGCTGTTGTATTCGACACCGTGTTTGAGGAACTGCTGACCGTGTTTGACGAGCTACTGACTGTATTAGCAGTGTTAGTTGTCGTTACTGTATCCGTTGCCAAAGCAAACGAGGGCAAAAGAACCGCTGCAATAACAGCGTACTTTACAAGTAGCTTTCGCATAGCACTACCTTAAATATGTAGAACCTAAACTTCCTATTCCGCCGCTCAAGTAGCTTGGTCCACGGATCATTCCGCCACCAGCCATGTTGGGGCCTGTAATAGAATATTCATCCCATTGGGATTGATCGTCTTCCATTGTTTCTCTTGAAATTCCATAGCCTCCGCCAAAAACCGGAATATCACCCCTACGACGCCCATACATACGCGACCAAAGCGCGGCTAAATAGTCTTGTGAATTAAATACGTCTCTTTCGGCATTATCGTCGTAGCTCCAACCGTATCTTCTACCCGAAGGATCTCCAGTAGAGTAAGCAGGATCAATTTCAAGACGCCCACCGGAGTATCTCATACCTTGAGGAAGACTGTTCATCCATTCCGCTGGTGTAGTTGGCGCTGGTGTAGTCGCCGCTGTAGTTCCCGTGGTGCCGGATGGAGGAACGTACGGGGGTCGCGGTTCCCATGGGTTGTAAAGGGCTCCATGTCTTAGCGTATATGTGTAATAACTATCCCCATTTTCATCTTGTCCTTCGACTCTATCTATATAGTTACCCCCTCCAAGTTCACCCCTTGGGAGGTTGGTCTTGTCGTAATACTCCATATAAGCATGACCTAAGTGGCCTTGGTCATAACCCTCAGCAAGAGATAATTTGCCGGTTGCGGGATCAAATGTAAAACCTGGAAGGTGGTCTTTCCACCAACTTGTATCTACAGGAGGATCAGCAGGAGGATCAGCAGGAGGATCAGCAGGAGGATTGTCAGGATCAGCAGGTTGCGTCACTGGTCGTCCCGGCTTCCAGACATCTACTTGTTCAATCGCTGTCGGATCAGCTGCAACCGGATAAATGTTTGGCACAGTTGGAGGAACGTACGGGGTTGAGGGTATCCCTGTAAAATTAAAAGGGTCCTGAACATTTTCCGCTGTGGTCTGCGGGGTCGTGGTTATCCCTGTAAAATCAAACGGATCGGCAACAGGCCCACCATTGGCAACACCAAAAGGACCGCTTTGAAGTGGATCTGTTGCCATAATACCGTGCCTAAATGATGTTCTTTTCTTTTAGAATAAAACCTATACCACCACCCGCAATACCTGCCCATATAAGCAGGGGCTGTGAAAAGATAATACCCAAGCCTATTATAGCACCGCCAGCAGCGGCATAGCTTGAAGGTTCTTTCATACGATCCATTATCCACTCAACTATAACCATAACAAAACCTTTTGATTGTTAATAATATTGTCTCGAAGCATGTAAGGAAAAGCTAGACTCGCTGTCTTCCTCGTCACTGTCAAGATGAACAAAACCGCCTTTACGGTATCTGATAAGCGCCATCGACATACTATCACAGAAATCGTCATAGTCGCCATTAGGAAATGCAGCACATTCATCTATCACATCCTCCGCGAAACGCTTCTCCGGGGCCCAAACCTTTCCAGATTCAAACATCGGTGCCACCATATGCATCCGCGTGTGCTTGTCGTTTCCCCTCGAAGGCGTGTAATTCACCACCGGAATCCCCATGCGCCGTAACTCGTCCGTGAGCGGTGTACCCGTAGCCTTGGCCTCAATCAATACCATGTCCGGCTCCCAATACTCATACTCCTCCATCGCCTTGGCCTTCAATTCAGGAAAGTCCCAGCGGCCACGCTTCGCATCCATCAACACAATATTATCCGCACCACCCTCCTCCGGCTGAAACACACCCCACGTCGTAATCGCACTGTAATCCGCCGTCTCCTTCTTACTAAACGCCGTATCGTAACTCTGCATAATGTAACTCACCGGCGGTATCGTCTCATCCTCCCACTTGTTCCACCACTCCTTCTTGATAATCGCCCCCTCTTCCGCCGTAGGATTCTGCTGCCATTGCGCATTCCACTTGCTCAAAGACAACGAAGCCTTGACCCTTAACAACTCATCCTTCTTCCAGAACTCCGGCCAAAGGATGTTGTCACTCGGCAGTATCGCCGGAAACTCTATAATGTCCCACTGGTCAGACATCACGTCCGAAGCCTGTGCCTTGATCAACTTCCCCGTCAAATCCTTCAGCGACCACCGCGTCATTACCACAACAATCGAACCACCAGGCTGCAACCGCTGGCGAGGACCCGACGTATACCACTCATACGCATTCTCCAAAGCCGTCTCCGATAACGCATCCTGCTCCGAATGCGGATCATCAATAATCAATAAATCCGCACCACGGCCAGTAATCGCACCACCCACACCCGCCGCAAAATATTCTCCCCCCTGACCCGTCTCCCAACGGCCAGCAGCCTTGGAATCCGCTCGAAGCTCCACTTCAGGAAAAACCTGCCGGTATATCTCCATCCCCATAAGATTCCTCACCTTACGCCCAAACCGAACAGCTAACTCAGCCGTATGCGTCGTCTGAATAATCTTTAACTCAGGATTCTTCCCTATCAACCACGCCGGTAACAAATAAGAAGCAAACTCACTCTTCGTATGACGAGGCGGCATGTTGACAATGATCCGTGAACCGGGGTTCTTGGACAACTTCTCAAACTTCTCCGCAACCTGCTTGTGATGCGTACCCTCTATAAACCCATCATATACATGCTTCACAAATACCATGAAATCGTCCTTGGCCCGTTGGCGAAGGTCCAAAGTGCTCTTCGCCTCCTCCAAAGCCAAAACCTCACGTACAATGTCATCAGGCGCATTTAACATCTTTAAATCCCATGTGAAGCCATGTAATATAACATATGGCAGATGTCGTGAATATACACGGAGAAGACAAGGGACCCAAGGCTCTTGAATGCCCGTCCTGTGAAGGTATGAGATTTTTCCTCTATCCAGATAACATGGCCCAATGTGTAAATTGCGAAATTGACTACGAAATACGGCTGTTTGGAACCATCTACCTTGTTCCAGAAGATCTCAAATGAAATTATATATGTGAAAAATTGTGGGCCACTTTGTTTCAAAAACAAGGTGGGGGGGTCCGGGAATGATAATTACCAGCAATTATTTGCGTAAAACACTACTATCATCCTCCGTCTGACAGTAGGCCGGCGCGCGCCCGACGTGCCACGGGCAGCAAAAAGGCCGCAGATCAATCGACCTACGGCCTAAGTACCTAAGCCCGATTAGTTATCGGGCGTCACGTAATCCAAGGCGCCTTGCAAGTATTGGTAAATCTCCCTAATCGGCTTTCGTGGCGTGGCATGGTGTCCCGCTGCCTCTTTATAAACTAGGCAATATCCACCATAACAAGCGGCGTGATCTAATTCTAGTTGAGCGCTAGGTCTAAGCTTCGCGTTTAGTGCTGCAAGTAAAGCTTCAAGGTCATCGCGTTTATATCTATTCATTTATCCTCTCCGAATTTTGCAACCATGCCGGCACCTACAGCGGCGGTTAATTGATCTAATTGCTGTTGGTTTAATTCCATAGGTGAGTTAACCGTGGGAAACAACTCGCTTAAATACTTAGCGTTCAAACCGTTCCAATAATCCATCTCATTATCTACGTTTGGATTTTCGGCGCGTAATGCGTCGACCGCGTCATCTAGTGCTTGTTCTGCTCGTTTGCTCATAGTTCTATCTTTCTAAGTTAGTGGGAGCGGCGGTAGCCGCTCCCCTGTTTGGTTTATTTCTCTTTGTTAACAAGGATATAGTTTTTAGTGTGGGATTTAACAGGAACAAGCCTATGAACAAGAAAATTAGTGGCGCTAGCTATTCTTTTAGAATTAGACTTTGCCATTTCTTTCATGATTTCTATTTTCATGGCTTTAATTTGCTTTTCTTGCTCTTTCAAGTCTTGCTGTAATTCTTCAGTTTGTCCCTTAATTTTGTTTTCAATACTTGCTTTATTATTAGAAGCTTTAACAAAATCATTTATTAATCTAGATGTATTCATTTTCTTTCTTTCTAGTTGTTGACAACATACATGTTGTACCATGATCCATGGTATAGCGTCAAACGATTAAATGCATTTAATCAAAAATAATTTTTGGCACAATTTGCTAGGTTTACGGTTCAAGCCACCAAGCTCGAGCCTGGTTTTATTAGTTGTATACGTACTAATACGCATACACCGCCGGCGCCGCCGCCGGCGGTAATTCGTCATATCCCGACCCCGACCCGACCCCGACCCGACCGGCCCAGCTGGGCAAATTTTAACCCGACCCGACCGACCCGAATTGTTTGACACTATCCCGTGAATGGTGGTATTCTGAACCCGTCAACAATTAAAAGGGATTTTATAATGGTTAAGTTTAAAAGGTTGTTCAGTACCGATAGCCCGAAGGCTATTAAGGCCGATAAGTACGGTTGGCTAAATGGCATCAATTACATGGCACCTCATACGACGGGTGGCGTTGGCAATTTATGCCCACATTCAAGCGCGGGTTGTCGTGATCTATGTCTAGGAATGTATAGCGGCAGGGCAGAAATGGTCAAAGATCTTGAAAACGGAATGAACGATACCCGTAGAAGTCGCATCAATAAAGCAAAATACTTTAGATCCGATAGGCAAGCTTTTATGCGTGAAATGTCGCATCATGTTGAATTGCTATCACGCAAGGCAGAACGCGAAAACAAAAGGCTTGCAATTCGTCCTAATGGATCAACAGACATAAGCTTCGAGTATATCAAAGGCCGCGACGGCCAAACATTGCCAGAACAATTTCCAGAAGTTCAATTTGTAGACTATACCAAAAACATGCAAAGAATGCTTAATCCTAATAGGCCAAGCAATTACCATCTAACATTCAGCCGCTCCGAAACTAACGAGCACGAGGCAATCCACGTTTTAGCTAACGGCCACAATGTCGCGGTAGTATTTGGTAAAGGTCAGCCGGCTACGTACTTAGGCCATCGCGTGATTGACGGAACGGAACATGACTTGCGACACTTAGATCCGTCACCCGTTATTGTGGGACTAGATCCCAAAGGCAAGAAAGCCAAAAACGACACAAGCGGTTTTGTGGTGAGGGATTATTGAGATGTATAAAAACGCTTCCAGATTTTCGCATCAATACAAAACAAAATTACCTCAGTATCGGAATGGTCCTAAAACTTTTGGCTTGTGTGGTAAAACAAAAACCAAAGAGAAAGTTAAACTAATGCAAAATTTACACCGAAAACCGTCATGGGAATTGAGAAACATTGTTAAAGCTTTATCCATGCATTCCTGGCTGAATGATTCAGTGCAAGAATTAAGGCTCGAGCAAGCCAAGGAAGAATTGAACCGACGAAACAAGGAAGGGTTTTCTGTTAAGTGACAATTTCGGCGCCGGTTGTTGACACATCGAGTAGGCGCCGCAACCTGGCCCAGTGCCGGCCAGGTTTACCCCGGAGGGTTTTCCTTTCTCCCCTCCGGGGTCTTTCATACCCCCGGACCAGGCCAGCTGCTGGGGCGACCCGATCCCGAACCCGACCCGACCGGCCCGACCCGATCCCGACCGACCCCGATCATGTGGTCCAGCAACCCCGACCAACTGTCCCCCGACCAAAGACAAGGCACAATGGTCCCCGACCCGACCTCCCCAGACCCCGAGCGGCCCGACTTGAGGCCATGTTCCATTAACCCCCGACCATGGACCCCGTCAAACAAATATAGGTTGGAGGATGAGAGGGCCTTAACAAGGTAAAAACTTACGCCGCCTGACTGACAATAGGCGAAATTCCAAGCGACTTGATGGGCTGATACATTTACGCGGTTAGTGTTGGTTGTTTTTAGTTCTATCCAAAATGGTATGCCTTCCGCGCACACATGAACATCTGGAACGCCGCCGCCATAGCGGTTTTCAATTCGTGTGGTGTGCCAACTCTTCGGCATCTTCTCCCTTAGTTTCTTCCAGAAGTTTGCCTCCGGTTTTTGCACCATCTACTACCTCATAATCTGCATCAAAGACGTTTGGGTGTGACTTTCTCAATTCAGTGAGTCGGGTTTCTATTTCTTCGCGGCTCATATTTTCGATAGCGTGGAAGTGATTTGTCTCTCGCCTGTCAGTAGTTAAACCACCCAAAGCAGATCTTGTTTTTTCAGCATTTATGGCGGCAGAGAATTGTCCGGTTTCTTCGGCGCCCAAGGAAAGATCTCTTAGCCGTTTTAGTTGCCCCATAAGGGTGACGCCATATTTTCGTTCTCGTTCCTCCCGCAGTTCCAAAACATACTCCGCAACGTGCGGAAAATATTTGGGGTTCAAAAGTTTATGCGCTTGGATCTTCGCAATTCCATTCTTGTCGGAATATCCGGCCTTCCTCGCGCACTCAGCATTTGAGTGCGTGCCATCAACAAAGTGTCTTGCAAAAGTCTTTTGACGGTTGGTCAGTTTCCTGCCGTAAGAGTCCTCAATTTCTTCTGCTTTGGTATCAATTCGTCTTTTCATCTGGTTGCCCCTATATACAGCGTTTTTCAAAACTAACCCTAGTCTCCCATCATTTCAAGGACGTCCTCGGCTAGTGAAGTGTAACCAAACAGCCTAAAACGTAACGACATGTTACGAGTAGTGTTACGAGTAGTTTTGGTATATTTCAATAACTTAGCTACTGTTTTTCAGTGCTTGTTACACTTTTACACTTTTTTAGGTCCAAAAGTTCATTTTCAAAAACATTTTTTTCATTTCGCCTGTATATATGGAACGGCAAAAGAAAACCCCCTAACCACGATAATGGCTAGGGGGCATCTTCGTTGCGTTGTTCGATATTCTTGTTCGCAAAGATACCAACCACTTTGAGGGAACGAACTGGCAGAATATCTATTTTAGGGGGTTTCCCCTGATGACCACAACGCTAGCCTCACATCAACTCCCTCAAAGTTAACTCTTTTTCATTTCCTTAACCATCGCATCTGGATAATCGGCGCGAAGATCTTGAATGCTGTCGTATGTTTCATGGACCGTGGTAAATGCTTCACCATCGCATTCGGGGCAAATCGAAACTGAGAACAGCGTTTCGCTTCGCTGGTGTTCGATTTTTCCAAAGCCTTCACACTCTTGGCATTGATCTTTGATTTCGTATTCCATGTTACACCTTTAAATTACCTTGTTGACCTTGCTACAGTACTACCATATACTCCCATGGTCAATAACTTTTAAAGGATAATCAAATGCAAAAAGAATACACCCACCACCATGATAAAGCGCACGGATGGCTAGAAGTTCCTGTTTCGGATTGTTTTGAGATAGGGCTGGAGCCGGATGATTTCAGTGCATTTTCCTACAGAGATGGCGACACATTATATCTTGAGGAAGATTGCGACATGCCCAAGTTTATGACCACGTGCATTGTTAAGACTCACGCTTTGCCTGTTATAGGATTTAATCGTGCCAACAACACCACTATCCGCAATATGGAGGGGGTCAAAAATGTCTACTAGAGAAGAATACAGCGTCAAAGCGATTAAAAGCTTTCACGGTCACGACGGTTACGGATGGGAATGCAAACTTTACGATCCGGCAAACAAATTTGTTGCGTTCGTCGTAGAAGATGGGTGGGGAGGGGGTTTACAGTTCCATTGGAACGACGAGGAACTGGCGCGCGTGGAAACGACGTTTACTAATACGATGGGAACCGAGGTCGTCACCAAACAGACACCCGCGCAATCCGCCCTAACGAAATTTTGCATGGAGTCACCTAAATGGAAATGTAACGATGAAATGGTTCACACATCCCCTGATGTTCTTATAAGCGATTTGGTAGAGAATGCGTTGACGATGAAAGACGTCAAGAAGATGCTAAAGAAGGTCGCTATTTTTGATGATGGCAAGGTCTACACCTACAACGTAGCTCCATCGCACTCTAACATTCGCACCGTAATTGCTAAAAAGTATCCGAACGCAATTGTCTTGAACGACGTTTCGATATCAGAGGCAGTTGCAATCTACAAGGGGGCAGGGGCGTAGTTATGAAAACCCATGATCCAATGTATGGCGACAATACGACGTGCGACTTGTGCAAAGATGTATTCGACGCTCGCAACTCGCCACACGAAGTCATAGGTGACAAATGGATATGCGATAGTTGTTGCTGCGCTTATGACGACGAAGAACTGAGAGAGCGGATCGCCTCTAACGATTGACGCGGGAGGGCGGCGGGATTATCGTCGCCCTCTCCCTGTGAGCCGCGCCGATCCTGGCAGCGGCTCGAAAACCTGGCCCCAGCCGCAAGCTGGGGTCTTTTTTGTGCAGACCCGATCCCGACCCGACCCCGATTTAAACCCGATCCCGACCCCGATTTAAACCCGACCCGACCCCGATTAAACATTTGACAGTGTACCATGGTCCATGCTTATACTACCATTATATCGAGGCAATCATGCTGGGATAAAATGAGGAGATGATTACACCATGTCGATATTACCAGAACCTACTTTCGCCATTGAGACAATAACTCCAGCCGAAGCAACTAAATTGCTGGAGCATGTTGTGGAGAACAACCGTCCCATTGTGGATCGCCACGTTCAAAGTCTTGCCCGTGATATGTCAGCGGGAAAATGGACATTAAATGGCGAGACTATCAAGATAAGCCCACAAGGAAATGTCCTTGATGGCCAGCACAGGCTATGGGCTTGTATCACCGCTAACGTATCTTTTACGACTGCCGTTGTTCGAGGAGTCGAAGGCTTAGAAACCATTGACACCAACCGACCGCGATCTCTGGCAAATACCTTACATATGAAGGGCCATGCACGAGCGCCCAAATTATCAGTAGCTTTAAACACCTGTTGGCGATGGGAGAATACCAACTGGCGTTCTTCAGGTGGTACAGGATTAAAGCCTACGGTTGCGGAACTTCTGCGATTTCTCATCGAGAACTTTGACGATGTTAACGCCGCCATGAGACACGGCTTACGGATACAGAAAACGGAAGGCTCGCTGGAACTGGCCGCTGTGGTTTTTTGGCGGTTGGCAAAAGTAATTGACGCACCCGCCACAATCAGCTTGTTTAATGATCTTGCACAAGGGCAGTGGAACAGCCTTAACGATCCTTTATTCCGCTACCATGAGATGGCTCTAGGCGCTAGGGCTAAACAGAGGCAACCCCATAAATTGTTGAAGTTGAACTGGTTGGTGCGTGCCTTGGATGCAAGGCTCAATGGAGAGAGCTTTGGCAGCGGTCAATTCCTACGGTGGGATGCCGGTAAGCCTCTGCGCCTGTTCACTGGTGAAGAGGCTACCGATAAAGAAAAACAGGATTTTGAGGGAAGTGTATGACAGGCACAATAATAAATTTTCCAAATCCTGAAGAAATCATTCAAAGAAGTAATTTAAAAGAACAGGAATCTTTTGATAATTCTATAAATTTGATTTGTGATAATATCAAGGATTTCTTAAATCTTTGGATAGAACAAATACAACCAGAGATTTATGAAAATTTACTTTCCCAGGAAGCCCAGGAAGCTTCGGAGGGAACACAAACTGTTAGCTGGTTTTGTGCAAGAATGCAAATCAGTCAAGCATTCTTATCTGTATGCGCGGAAATAGTCGTAGCTCGAGATTCTGAAATTGCGGATCCTGATTTACCTACAATAAAATTTGAAGATAACACTAGTTCTTTCATTGAACTTTTTCATAGTTATTACAAGGACGAGTGTGAGATTTTAGATTAATTAACGGGGGTCACTTAAATGAAAACACCCAACGTCGTTAAGTATTCATTTAGAAAGGAGAAAGACAATGTTCATTGGATCAGAATATATACTTCGCGATCAAGAAAACCAGACGCTGTTGGGTTACCAGACAATTGTAATCAAGGAGCGTGTTTTGTCGCGCACGGAGACACGCTCTAGAGGCGACAGCACCGTCACCTCCTATCACTACACGTTGATGTGTTTGGTAAATGGCGGCGGCGGCTCCTCCGAGATAATGGAGGACCAGCTGCAGGATGAGATAATAAGCGGCTATTACGAATTATCGCCGGTGAATCGGGCCTTTATTGGGAGCAAGGGACATGAAAAATCAAGTCATCTCACTTTATGACTATACGGGCGAAGCACTTCAACCGTGGGCAGAGGCCGGCTATGACTGCTTCGCGTATGACATCCAGCACGTCGCTGAACCAATGGACATAACAGGACTGAAAAATATGAGGAAAGGTCCGGCGACTTTTTATTTTCATGCGGATCTTTACGATCACGAGACGTTGCTGGAAATTTTGGTGCGGCATTCGGGGAAGGTGGCTTTTATGTCAGCCTTCCCGCCTTGCACTGATCTGAGCGCGGCGGGTGCTGTGTGGTGGTCAAAGAAGGCAAAAGAACGCCCTTTCTTCCAAACTGAGGCGGCGAACCATGTGATGAAATGTTCGTTCTTGGGGGCGGCGTTTGGTTGCCCCCACTACATTGAAAACCCTGTGGGCGCCTTGTCCAGATTGTGGAGAAAGCCAGATCATATGTTTAACCCCTATGAGTTTGGGGGTTATTTGCCACGGGATGATCAGCACCCACGCTGGCCAGATATAATACCGCCACGGGATGCATACCGAAAGCGCACTTGTCTTTGGACAGGGAGTGGTTTTACGATGCCAGAGAAAAAGGATGTCCCTTTTATCAACGTGGTATGCAAGCGAAAAGATCCTAAGAAAGGGAGCAACTTATCCCCTATCCAAGCAAAGACAGGTGGGAAATCACTGAAAACCAAGAACATCCGAAGTGCAACGCCGCGAGGTTTTGCGAAGGCGGTATTCTTGGCAAACCAAAGAGAGGAGAAATAGAATGATTGATACAGAAAAAGTTCCATGTCCCGTGTGCTACGGCAACGGGTACGTGCGTGACGAAGAAGGCACTGCTGGTTGTGACGCTTGTGATTGCCAAGGCGAAATCACGGCTGAACAGAAGAATTGTTTTGAGGATCTAATTTTATGAAAAAGAGGAAGAAGAAAATGGGTTGGGAATATTTTGCTATGATTTTTGTGGGTTCTTTAATCGCTGGGTTTTTCCAGTATTTTTGAGGTGATATTATGTTGGAAGCTTACGCCATCTTTTGGATAACTGCTGTTGTAGTGGGGATACTTTTTCTATGAAAAAATGGAGAATGCCTATACGGCTTGCTGATGGTACGCCCGTCATCGCGGTTTTTGGTGACGGGCCTGTGTGGCATGACACTGCGCCCCAGACGCCGGAGGAAGAGGCTTGGCTTGAAGATGCTACAGACGGTTAAAATAGATTATGGAAAATAATTGGTTCAATCCGGTAGAAAATGCCTCCCTGCGAGTGATTAGTTTGGGTGCTGGTGTTCAGTCTTCTGTTATGGCTTTGAAAGCCGAAAAAGGTGAGATTGGGCCTCGCCCTGATTGCGCCGTATTTGCTGACACGGGCTGGGAACCATTGTCCGTGTACCAGCATCTCGAGTGGCTCGAACAGCAACTATCGTTTCCTGTTTATCGCGTCCAGCGTGGGAATATCAAGAACGACCTTGAAACAAACATCAACACGACAGGGCACAGTTTTGCCGCCATACCGTTTTTTATTCTTAACGAAGACGGCAGCAAGGGAATGGCCCGACGACAATGCACAAGTGAATATAAACTCAAACCCATACGCAAAAAGGTTCGTGAGTTAGCCGGCCTTAAACCACGCCAGAGAACGCCTAAAGATTTAATGGTGGAGATGTGGATAGGGATATCCAGGGATGAGATGATGCGGGTTAAGGAAAACGCCGACTCATGGGTCACAAACCGTTGGCCGTTGTTAGAAAAAGAAATGACACGGCGCGATTGCTTGAAGTGGTTTACCGAAAACTATCCAGACAGGGTTCTGGTCAAGAGCGCCTGTGTTGGTTGTCCCTTTCACAATGATAATGAGTGGAGGGATTTAAAACATAATTTTCCAGAAGAGTTTGAGGAAGCTTGCGTTGTGGATGATTTACTTCGAGAAGGTGAAGGAAGATTTCAAGGCGCACGGTTCTTACACGCTAAACGTATTCCGTTGCGTGATGTTGATTTTAGTACTGCGGAGGAACTTGGACAGGGAGAACTGTTTAAGGATCTGATGCAAAATGAGTGTGAAGGAATGTGTGGATTATAAAGGAGAATGAAATGGGATTTTTAACATGGTTATTTGGGTGTGTTGAGGAAGAAAAAGTAGAACCGTTTAATTCAAAGGGTTTGAAGCGTGTTTATAAATGGTGTCGCGCTGGTAAAAAAGGCAAGGTTATTGTTTGTCCTCATTGTGGACACAACGAAACCGCTTACCACTTTGCTTGGGTTGCTTCGGGTTGTTCAAACTGTAAAGCAATGGTTGATAAGTATGACTGGTTCTTGGGACCGGACGATGAATGAGGCAGAAAAGTTTCTTAAAGGCATGGAGTGGATTGGATCTCGGTTACAGGGATCTGAACCTCAACCAGACAGGCTACTTCAGAAAGCGTTCAAATGTACCGAAGCACGGGACAGGGCGCGTGATCCAGAGGTTAAAGCCATTTGGGAAAGCCATGCGGAGGTTCTCCGCGCCCGTCTCAGGAAGGAGTTGAACTGATTTTTAATGACGGTCTACGACGAAACCATAATGGGGGCTGCTGATCTTCGGCGACAGATCAAACTTTCGGGCGGCTTGAAAATGGGTGAAACAAGCTGCACAAAGAACGGCGTCGTAGGGCAATATGCTCACCCCATGGGAACAGTGTGCCCCGTTTGTCGAGGCCTTGGTTATTTGTTCGACAGGAAGAACTGGGCAGTCACAGAGCCTTGCCAAGAATGCGACAGCCAAGGGGTGATGAATGATTAAGTTTGCGATGGTAGTAGTCATTACGATGGCCGTAGTTAGTGGGCGACTTTATGCCGATGACAACGATGGCAGAATATGCCTAGCCGAAGCCGTTTATTACGAGGCCAGGGATCAAGGTTGGCGTGGGATGCTGGCGGTGGGGGTTGTCATCAGAAATAGGGTAAATGACCCCCGATACCCAGATAACATTTGCAGTGTGGTAAAACAGGGCCGATACTGGAGGGGTAACCCTGTTCGCCACAAGTGCCAGTTCAGCTATTGGTGTGATGGCAAGCCAGAGCGCCCAGCTGAAAAGAAACCATGGACCGTGGCCCTCGATATAGCGGGGATGCTTATTTCAAGTAGTGTAAAGATAGAAGGGTTAGAAGACGCAACCCATTATCATGCTACATCAGTCCAACCATCGTGGGCATTGGTATTGAAAAAGAAAAAGCAGATAGGGGAGCATATTTTTTACGCTAACAAAAAGGGTAGTTAGGGATGTCTGCGGTATTTTAAGGCATCCAAATCATACCCCATGGCGTTAAGGAGTTGTTCGACCTTGTAAATAGAGGGCTCTTTAATCTTTTTCTTTTCGTAGTTTTCAATCGTGCTTGAAGAAACCCCGGACATTTCAGCAAGATCTTTACGTGACAGATTATTTTCTTTTCGTATAGCAAAAAGAATTTCCGCCCAATGAACGGGTAAGTCCCAATTAATGGGATATCTTGTTTTCCACTTCAAATTCATCCAGAATTTCTTCAAAGGAACATTCATCGTCATCGTTCATAATACCAAGAGTTGCCGTCATCAACTTGGATATCAAATGCAAGACGGAAAGCATCCCCATTTCCCTCGCACCTGTTTCAAGCGCAACACGAAAAAGAACAACTGTTTTCCCCGCGCCCGTGAGGTCGGAGCAACTGGTTTCCGTAGCCCGAACCTCTTGGTAAAAGTTTTCTAAATTCATGCGTCAGCAATCTGCAAATTAGAATAAAGATGCATCACGTCAGAATCCTTTGGCGTGTTCTCTGAAACATCTACTAAAAAAGCAATCTGCTGCGCGGGGGATCTGTGGTTCTTCTCAGCCATCTCCCAAAGCTTCTCCCATGTCGGGATTGGCACCGCTACACTTTTGTACTTCTTAATATCAGGCATTCGTTATCTCCTTCATGTGTTTTTCCTGTTGTACTAGTTCTTCATAAAAGGGACTCAGATCAGGGTCGCAACGCTCAATAACGGCTTTGATTATTTCTTCATTATCAAAGCCAGAATTTCGCATTCCTTCAATAAACATATCCAAAACGTGCTCTGATTCCTCTTTCCACAACTCGTCTAACATAGCTTGTTTAACGGCTCCCATGATTTTCTCCTTTAATCTATCTCAGCCATTCTTTAAGTTCCTCTCCCATCACCACGCTGGCAATATCCATCTTGTCTCGCAAGGCTTTGACAATCTGTTCGTCAATAGTTCCTTCCGAAATCAAATCTATGTAGTTTACATGCTCTGTCTGGCCAATGCGGTGCGCTCGATCTTCTGACTGCATCCGTATCGCCAGGTCAAAGCTGTTTGCAAAATAAATTACAGTTTGCGCTGCCGTTAAAGTTATTCCATACCCGCCTGTCTGCGGGTTGCCGATAAAGAACTGAGCATCGCCTTCCTGAAAGTTCTCAATGGCCTTGGACCGTGCTTCGTCAGACGTGTCTCCGAAGTAGGTAACCGTGGACCATGAGCCATATTTCTTGGTTAAGGCCTCCGAGATACGTTTTATGTCGTACCGGAATCGGGACCAGATGATAGCTTTGCCTTCGACTTCTTCCAGACAATCCATAAGCTCGTTGAGACGGTTGTCCTTAATCTCCATCACTTGGCCGCTGTCGGACTTTGTATGACCAGAGAGAACTTGCTGCATCCGTAGAAGCTGGGTCATAACATTATTGGCTGTCATAAACTCGTCATCTTCTATGTGCGCCAGAGCGTACTTTTTCAGATCATTATAAATTCTTGCCTGATCGTCCGAGAGAGTAACGCTTCTCTGGGTATAGATTTTGGCGGGAAGATCGAGGCACTCCTCTTTCATTACGCGACTGGAAAAACTTTTAAGAAAACCAGATAGTTCTTCCAGGTTTCTGTACCCGACAATCCGATTAAAGGAATGTGTGCCAACGCTTTGACGCTTCATAACAGCGTAACGATACTGATACTGAAAATAATTATCGCCGCAATCTCCAAGCAAGGTCTTATCAAGAAACCGACACTGCGCCCATAGATCCATAGGCGACTGCGTTACCGGGAAGCCTGTCAAGATGCGCTTGTACTTTGCCAGCTCCGACATTTTGAGAAGGGCTTTTGTCCTCGAGGCTTTGGGCGACTTGATTGCCGTAGACTCGTCAACCGCAAGAAGAGCTTGTGACGCCTTGAGAACCCCGACCAGAAACTTTTGTCCTTTGACCGTGGACAGTGCTTCGATGTTCATCACCAGAATGCGAAAGTTCTCTGCCGGCTGCATAAAACTCAACAAGTTCCGCTTCAAGGCCTGTGGTGGTGTTGGGCGCCAAATTGCCATCAGGCAATCCTCCCGAACCCGATCCGGCATGTGCGCCGGAATCTCAAGGTTAGCCCAATTCCGGTAAACGCCCTTGGGGGCAACAACAATGAACGTGTCGATCTCCCCACGCTCCCGAAGCATGGTGGCGTTGTCTATGCACACTTTAGACTTGCCCGTGCCCATTTCCATAAAGTAGGCCCAGTTCTTTTTGTCCCAAGAAAGCATCAGAACATCGTGTTGATGCTGGTATGGTTTAGTCTTATATTCGTAGTCGACCATGCATGGCAGTATATATCCCATGATTTACTATTGCAATTACAATTTTTATTCATTAGGATCGTGTTGTTAGAACTGAGAAAGAAGAAAGCGATGAACAGTAGAGTATTTGTCACACAAGAGAACACCCGTGCGAACATAACGTCAGCTTCGCAGTGGGGTGATCTCGAAGCCCTTACAAGTCCCTTCGATCAAATTCATATAAACCCGGCGCGAGTGGTTTCGCAAATCAGGCGGAAGCTTCGTGGGTTCAGTGATGACGATTGGTTGTTGGCTATGGGTGATCCAGCGATCATTGGTGTGGCGTTTGCTATTGCTGCGGAAGAAAACCGTGGGCGTGTCAACCTTTTAAAGTGGGACAAGATGGAGAAGTCCTATTATCCCGTGAAAATTGGTCTGCGCGGCAGCGGCATTGAGAACTTGAAACCTGACGAGGAGATACGTTGATGAGTACAGAAGACTTGTGGAGTACGATTACCGCTGATGCGGAAGCGTTTGATGATGTTACAACCGAAACAGGCAAAGAGCTTTCTGGGTTGATCAAAACTGTGGGATCAATTGAGAAGGAGGTCAGGCTTGCGGAGGATGCACTGAAAGACGCAAAGCGAAGGCGGGAGCGTTACTTATATGACCTTATTCCGGCGAAGATGTCTGAAATGGGTCTTGATAAGGTTGAAGTAGAGGGCAACAAGGTAAGCCTGACAACCTTTGTTAGCGGTACAATGCCTAAAGATCCAATGCAACGCGACAATGCACTTCAACACTTACGACAAATAGGGGCGGCTGACTTTATTAAGAATGATGTCAGCGTTCGATTTGGCGTGAGTGAAGATAATCGTGCAAGGGCGATGCAATCGGATCTTGAGAACCAAGGTTTTGAAACCGTGGCAAAAACCTGGGTCGAACCTCAAACACTCAAGAAGCTTATACGCGAGCGGATTGAAAGCAAGCAGGAGATCGACTTGGAAATTTTTAACGCACACATTGGAACAGTAGCTAAGATAAAAGGAGAATGAATCATGGCTAAGAACGGAGTACTACCAGCTGAGTTGGCGGAA